GGCGACTCACGAGATTGGCTGGATCTCGCCACAACTCCTCGTTGTAGAGCGCCTCGATTGCCGTCGAGAGCACGTTGCCCATGACCGCGTGGTGGGCGGACTTCTTCGTGTCAGGCAGGAGCTTCCCTCGCCCAGGGCCTCGCCCGAGATCGATCGTGCCGTGGCCGCGCTTCCACAGGAGCTTCTGAGGACATTCCTCGTAGGACTCCAGATTTGACCAGAAAAGGGCAGGGTTGCGAGCCATGCAGACCCTACCCTCCGGCCTTCTCCACATAGAGAAGCGCCTGCTCTTTCACCTCGTCGGGGACGTTGGGCAGATCGCGGATTGCATCACGAATCGAGTGGTTGGACTTAGCGGTGAGAATCGTCTTGATGTTCCCGACGAACTCCTCAATCATCCCCTCGCGCATCTTCGTGATGTCCCTGGCCTCGATGCTGAACACCTCCGACGACGGTGTGTAGACGAGGGGGATCTTCTCGGCGGAGATCTCCGCCCTGTCAAACTTGAGGAGCACCGCTGAAGGGACTCTGTCGAGATCGTCCTGCGAGAGTGAACCTCGCGTGAGGGAGCCGACGTTCACGATGGTCTTGCCCCCAGGGGTCTGGGTGATCCCCTGGTCCTTGTGCCAGTGACCGAAGCAGAACACGTCCCCGTCGAAGGCGTCGAGGTCGGCGTACTTGAGCACGTCCTCCGACTCGAACAATGTGCCTCCAGTCGGTGACGCCAGGACGTGGGCGATCACCACGAGGTAGTCCTCGCTGCCCTTCTTGATCCGAGTGAACCGGTCGAGGTCGTACTTGGTCCCGTGGTAGGGCACACCCACGACTCGGACTGTCACAGGTGCTTCAGCCACACCGACCCACTTGGAGTCCGACCCGACAATATCGAGAATCTGGTCAGAGACCTTCTCAGGCTTGCCGACGAACAGAGCCTCATGCTCGTCGTAGCAGCGTCGGAACACCCCCGACTCGTAGAGCACCCCGAGCGGCTGCTGGGGCAGGAACGAGTAGTCCCCGTAGACGCAATCGTGGTTCCCGACGTTCCCGTAGACCGGGCACGGGTAGCTCCGGTGTACCGAGAGCACGCGCTGAATGAGCGCGTGGGAGTTCCGGGTCGGGGACTTCAGGTCGAAGAAGTCACCCCCGTCCAGAACGCCGTCCACCTTGAGCTTGCCAGCAAGCTCACCAATCTGAGCGAGCTTGCCCAGAACGGTCGCCGTCCAATCGTCCTTGCGGGACCGAGGCGTGTGGTCCGACAGGTGTACATCAGTCCGCCAAAGGAGGGAGATCGCCATGGACGGACGTTACGCCCTACTCATCGAAGCCGAACAAGTCTTCGATCGAGGAGATGACCGGAGCTTCTGCGGGAGCAGTCTCTGCGGGCTCGTCTTCCCAGGGGTTCTTCACACCACCGACAGAGACGAGAACTGCGAGTTCGAGCCTGGCTTTGGAAGTCTTGACAGACTCAGCTTCCATTTCGGAACCCACGAAGTTGAAGCCTTCTAGGATTGCAGCCACGCCAGTTGAGCCCGAGCCGCAGAAGGGATCGAGCACGCTACCCCCCGGCGGTGTCACGAGCCGCACGAGGTAGCGCATGAGCGAGATGGGCTTGACCGTTGGGTGAAGATTGACCACTTCTCCGCCGTGCGTGCGCTCGGAGCGCGACGCCTTGGCGGTGTAGAAAAAGCGACTTGGACCGCCGGAGTCGGCTTTGATCTCCCGTACCGCGTCAGACCCTTCTGATCCTCCGTAGCCCATCGTGGCGTTGTGCGGACGCACCGTGCCAGCGTTCGTCGTGAGCACGCCCGTCTGCTCATCCAACAGTCTCACGGCGCAGTCAGGATCGTGGGGGTCGTTGCCGCAGCAACCGAGGATCACGTTACTCGGCCAGCGGCCCTGTGTAGCCGGTTCCCACGGATTCGGTCGGACCTCAGAACTCCTGGCGTCTGAACTGTAGTGATGCGACTTCCCGCCAGGGCCATTCGGATACCCCTTCGGTGGGGCACCCGACGCAATCCTACAAGCGTCGATGTTGATTCCGCCCGTGCCGTGCTTCAGCACGTTCGCTGCGACCGTGCTGATCAGGGGCTTGCGTGCGACGATGATGGGCTCCCACGCAGGTTTCAGCGCCGTGCCAAAACCAGCCCATTGCTTTGCGGCGTCGGTGGCGGGGGCTTTGTACTCGTAGTTCCCCTTCGTATTGTTAGAGTTCCAACCGTTACCGTCGTCGTATGGTTTCACGTTGCGGTGACGTACCCCCACGACATCCGTGCGCTCCGCGCCTGCTGCCTTGTCGATCGCCTTGCTCACGTCGAGCGACTTCGGGAAGCCCGAGCCATAAAGGTAAGAAAAACAGTCCCTTAGCTCCCAGCCCGCATCCTCAATCGCGACCGCGAGCCGATGGTACATTCGCGTCCCGCCGAACGCGAGAAGGTACGCACCTGGCTTGGCGACGCGCAGGCACTCCGTCGCCCACTTGAGACTGAACTCTTGGAAGGCCCGAGAGTGTTGCGACGCACCCGAGCCTGTCATGTCGTCGGGCAGGCCCTCATTCTCCGCGTTCCGTCGTTTGCCAATCGGCTTCCAGTTGGGTGTGGCACACGAGCAGGATTTCTTGCCCCGTGCCCGACCGCCGCACGTCCCGCAAGTTGGATTTGCTGCCCCAAACTTCGAGTTCGCGGAGAAGCTAGGCCACGCGATAGCCCGCTCACCGATCCCCGGCTTCGCGAAACCACCACCAGCCTGCCAGTCAGCCTTTCCCCCGAATGAGTCCCAATCCTTCCCCATGAATTCCAATCCGTAGGGCGGGTCGGTAACGATCGCGTCTACGGAGTCCGACTCCATGGCTGCCATCGCCTTGAGGCAGTCTTCATGGTGGAGAATCCAGGGAGAGGTCATGGACGGACGTTACGCCGTCAGAGTGTCCCGCGAAGCTCCGGGTAGTTCGCGTCGAGGAACTTGATCGCTTCCCGAGCCGACTTCGACATGATCATGTCGTTCTTCAGGGACACGAAGTGGGACTTCAGCATGTCCTCCGCGAGTTCGGCGTCCGCCTGACGGAGGCTGTAGCCACGCACCAGACCGGCCACGATCCCGGAGATTGGATCTGCGGGCAGGCTCCCGTGCATCCACTTCGCGAGCGCAAGCCCTGCTGCGTAGGCGTCCGCCTCGTACCTGGCTCGGGCCTCTGGCTCAGCGAGATAGAGCCACGCGAACTCGACCCCTGACTCCTTGAACTGGAGGACGTGCTGGCACTCGTGGGTGAGGATTGCGATGAAGTCGGCGTAGTCCTCGCGGTGCGACTTCGGCATGTAGATGTTCGTGCCGAGCGTCGTCGTGTAGTCGGACATGAAGCTCGCGCCCGACGCGAGGCCCGTTGCTCCGAAGCCACGACCGAGGTCCATGCCCCAGGCAATCGCCTTCATCTCGACGGCATCCTCCTTGGGAAGGATCGTCGCCCCGAAGTGCGAGCACATGAACACCGAGAAGTCCTCAGCCACTGTCTTGAGATTGGTCATGGGTCACTCCCCCGTGCAGGCGGTTTGAGGTACGCAGGCGTGGACGCCATCTGCCGTCATGCAGCAGACACCACCCACGTCCGTGCAGGTTGTGTCCCCCACCGGAGTCCACCGCTGCGTTCCGGAGCAGACAAAGGGCCGGTCGTCCTGACACATCGAGGAGCGCGGGGCGCAACCACTCGGGGCCGGAAGGTGAGGGCAGCCGCTCATGCAGAGGGCCAGGACCAGACTAGCAAGAGCTTGTTTCATGCTCGACTCCACAGAAGGGGCAGGATCCTGCCTCCTCGAAAAGGACCTGAACGTCAGACACCGCCGCCTCGTGTGAGGACTCGATTCCACTCAGGGAGACTCTTAGCCCAGTTACCGTGCCCTCCAGGGCGGTCAGCCGATTGGTGAGGGCTCGTGCCGCTTCCAGGCGGCGGAAGGCGTCCTGGACCGGCTGGGTGTCAGGAAGGGTTGTGTCTCGGACCGACTGCGCGGCGTCGAGCGCCCGATCATGGTCAGCCTTGGCCTGGACCAACCGAACGGAGGTCTGGATTGACCAATCGAGAGCCGTCTGAATCTTCTTCACCTTCTCGACCAAGGCACTGTCCACGGTCGGAAGGGTTCTGACCGGAGTGAGGGCTCCCACTGTCCCAGCCACGACGCTCAGGCGAGATTGGATCTCACGCACCTGTTCGAGTGACTTCCCCTTGTCTGCGACCCCATCACGCAGAACCTCAGCCTTCTTGACCTTGGCCACTGCCTCGTCCAGCCCGTTGAACTGAAGGAGTGCCACCTCGTACTTGGTCACGTCCTCGACGCGGACCTTGAGTTCAACCGCTGCCGAACGTCGATCAGATTGAGAGAGCCGCAAGGACTCGTTGAGAACCCCCACCTTGTCCACGTTGGCCACGGCTTCAGCAAGCACAGACCCAGGCTCGTCAAGCAGGAACACCTGGCCGACGAACTGGTGGGCGAACTGCGGCCACAACTCGCGGCCTGCGGCCTCGACCGGCAGTACCCCGAGCGTGGCCGTCTCAGGCGGAGCACCGTGCCCCACTCGATTGAGTGCCTTGCCATCGAGTTCGTAGCGGTTGACCTTCTCACCCTTCTCCCAGAGAAGGGTCCGCCCATCTGAGAAGGATAGCTCGACCTTCGAGCTATCCTTCCCATGACGAACGAACTTGGTTCCGCGTGCGTTGGTGAACGCTCCGGAGACGGCTCTCATCAATGCCGTCTTGCCAGAGTTGTTTGGGCCGGTGATGACCGTGAGGCCATCTACCTCAATGGTCGCGTCCTCGATCGATTGAAAGTCGCGAACCCTGACGCGAAAGGGCATGGTGGAGAGTACCCATTTTCCTCGCTCTGGTCAGTCTGATTCCGACTCGATCTCAGTCATGAACGCTGCGGGTGTCTCTTCTCCAGATGCGGCGGCCCGCTTCGCAGTCTCGGCCTTCGAGAGGGGAACGATGTCATCGAAGAGATCCTCCGCAATCTCCTCACCATCTGCCTCGTCCTCGATCGTCGTGGGGTCGAGCTTCTGAACAGCGGTGAGCTTGGGGACGACCTGGGCGAAGAGAGCCTTGAGAGCACCCTTCTGCTCGGTGACGAGCTTGATCATGCCGTCCATACCCTGAGCGCGGATCTTCCCGCCAGGGGCTGCCTCCCACTCGAACCAGGAGCCGCTCTTGTCGATGATCTTGTACGTCGATGCGAGGTCGATCACCGACCGGGTGTTGTCGATCCCGAAGCCGCTCCGCAGGAAGAACTTGGCCTCGTGGTGAACCGAGTCACTGACCTTGCACTTGTCGAGCTTGGCCAGGACCGACGTGCCTACGACCGTGTCCTCGGACTTGCCCAGGAGGGCGTTGAACTGCTTGGCCTTCTCCTTCTGGTAGACCCGGAGGCTCATGCGGACAGCCGAGTAGTACTTCCACGCCTCGCCGCCCTGAGCAGCGGAGTCTGGGCCGTGACCGCTCTTGTCGATCGTCTTGCGAAGCTGAGAGATGCCGATGACCGCCGTGTTGCTCTTGGCGACGATGCTCTTGAACTTCGGGAGGAACTGCGACCACTTCGCGGCGTTGAGGCCGATCCGAGTCTGTGCGCCCTCCTCTTCCACCGAACGGTTGTAGAGGTCTTCCGGAACGCCTGCTCCGACCGAGTCCACGACGATCAGGTCCACACCCTCGCTCGCCATCTGGACCATGATCTTCATGCCCTCCTCCAGCGTGTTCGGCTGCATGAGGAGGAACTTGCTGGTGTCCTGGACAGGCACCCCGAGACGAGCCGCGTAGCGGGGCTCAATCTCGTTCTCCCAGTCGATGTAGACGCAGGTCCCTCCCGCGTTGCAGATCGAGGCTGCCGTCGTGAGGGCGAGGGTCGTCTTGCCTGCACCCGCGTTGCCGTAGAGGTTGAAGATCTTCGCGCGAGGAACGCCTGGGCACGGGGCGACCCCGTACTGGTTGGGACGCCCACCGATCAGGAAGTCGAGAACGATTGAACCCGTCGGGATGTGAGGCAGAGAAGACTTGAGCGTGCTGTCCGACAGCGGAGTGACGTGGTCCTCCTTCAGGATCGTCTTGAGTGCAGCACGAGCCCTCAGAAGCGGGCTGAGGTTCTTGGCTGGCACAGCAGCCTTGGCGGTCTTCTTGGGGGCGGTAGCTTCAGGGACGGGCTTCTTCATCGTGGCCTCATTGGAGATTCAGGTTCAGTGGATACTTGGGACCAACGAAAGAAGCGGTCTGACTCTCGATAGAGGAGTCCCTTCTTGATCGTATGGCCTGCACGCTTCCCTCGTTGGAAGGTGTGGATCAGCAGGAACTGCTTACGCTCTACAGGGCTGAGTGCGGCCTCCTCGATGTTGCCATCGAAGAAGTCCCAGAAGCGGGCTGCCAGCCTTCCAATCAGGTAGGCGTCAGCCTCATTGTGGTTCCATGTCCCGCCGCCCGTGTCATGCCTGGCAGCAGCGACCATGTCCGCCTTGAGCATCTTCCACTTGTCTGGGCGACCAAGAGTCTCTCGGGCGTGTGCCTTCCCCTGTCCTGGGGAGAAGTACACCACGTCCTTCTGCTCAATCCTGAGCGCCTCGTTCGAGTACAGGAACAGCCCGTACATGCCCTCAGAGAACAGGTCATTGAAGACGGGGGACTCGATCCCCACCCTGTCAGGTTTGGTGTCCTGAATCAGTTGGCGGAGAGACTCCCGCATGAACACATATCGGTCCACAAAGGTCATGCTGGCCTTGGTCGCAAACCTCCCACGGCTGACACACCGATCTGCGCCCGTAGCGAGCGAATCGTGTAGTGCCCATCCGAATGCCGTGAGGCTGGGATCCAATCCAAGTACGCGCATGGGCTCCGCAGGACAAAAGACTGACCCCCGGCCCAGCCTTGTGGGAAGCCGAGTCGGGGGTCAATGGTATGGCCGGGATGTTGAGGGGATGCCCTCTTCTCCCGCCGAGACGGGACCGCTGCAACCCGCAGCGGGAAGTGCTGATCAGCCGAGGATGTCGTCCAGCATGTTGTCGAACTGCTTGCTGTCCGACGCAGCGACCCCGCCACCGCCACCACCGCCGCCACCGTTGGGAGATCCACCACCGGCCTGACGACCGAGCTTCTCCTTGATCTGCTCGATGGTGAGATCCTGAGCGAGTTCGCCGTGGATCGCTGCGATGCCTTCCTTGGCTGCGTCGATGATCGGAGCCGCCTTGGACGGATCCTTCTCGAAGAGCTTGCGGAAGAGGTTCTCGCGGCACGGCGAGATGGTGATCTTCTGGTACTGCGTGTCGGTGCAGGTCAGCGACAGGTCGTGCTGCCCGAGCGGGAACTCCTTGTGGTTCTGCTCGATGTTCCGGTACTTGTCCGTGCTGATGATCCACGGCATGACCGTGAAGTCACCGCTCTGGAACCGGCCCTTGTCGAGGTTGCCCTTCGAGTCGGTCGGCCACACGCAGATCAGCGTGGCAACCTGCATCTTCGATGCCTGCCCCGCGATCTTCGCGAACTCCGGCCCCTTGTCGATGAAGTAGCCGACACCCGCGAGGTACAGCCGCTTGCAGCCGATGAACTTCGGCGTCGGCGCGTCGAGATTGGGCTTGCCGTCCTCGATCCCCGGCCACCAGACGAAGGAGACGCGGTACTTCTCGCCTTCCTTCGCCTTGAACCGCTTGCTCTTGGCTCCGACCTTGTCGTCGCCTTCACCGTATCCGAACTCCTGGAATCCACTGCTCATGATCTCTCTCCTGTGTTGCGAGGGTAGGTCGTTCTGTTGATGAGAGACGCCCTCACAAGTTGCCTTACACCCAACCGACCTAGAACATGTCTAGTATTTCATCGAGGCTCGTGTCGATTTTGGACACAGCCTCCGGAGGAGGCTGAATGTGGGCCGAAAGCCCGTCGAGGTGAGCGTCAATGTCTGCGTCTGTCTCGGACGATGAGGGCAGTTTCTCTGCAACCACCGGCTCAATCCCATCGAAGATCTCATCCAAGGATGACTTGGTGTTGGTATCGGGCTTGATCTCCTCAATCTCTGCTGGGAGATCATCCCCCTCAACCTCTTCGGCCTCGTTGTCAGGCTTGGCGAGGATCTCATCCATGAGAGCGTCCACTTGATCGATGGACCCAGACACCCCTGCGGACTCTCTGATCTTCGGTGCCTTGCCCCTCAATCCCCAGCGAGCCCCAAGCCCAATCTCCTCCTGGCAGATTTTGAGTTGGTCACGCAGACGAGAGGCGATGTCCTTCAGGTCGTTGCGCTTCACCTTCACGACCGACAGCACTGCCTCCAAGTCTTCACAGGCAAACTGTAGGATGCTGATCCGCTCCCTGTCAGAGCGAAGCTTCGTGTGGGCAATGGCCTCACGGTCCGTGATGTTGCGACCCGCTCGAACCTCAGGGTCATTCGCCATGAGGTCTTGAACAGCCA